AGGTGCGGATAAGTTTTTAAGAAGTAATACTACTGCGGCTCAACAAACGATTGCAACTGGTATAACTTCATTTAACGCAAATGGTTTTAGTATAGGCTCTACTTTTAACTCCAATACACCCCCCGCCACTTATGTCTCATGGACATTCCGAGAGCAACCAAAGTTCTTTGATGTGGTGACGTATACGGGTACGGGTTCAAACACAACCATTGCCCACAGTCTTGATTCAGTGCCTGGCTGCATTATTGTCAAACGCACAGATACAACTGCTGATTGGGCTGTTTATCATCGTAGCCTTGCCAATACGCAATACCTTGTTTTAAACAGCACAGCCGCAGCAGCCACAGGCGCAACATGGTGGAACAGCACAACTCCAACAAGCACGGTGTTTAGCGTAGGCACTGACGCAAGTGTCAACGCTTCTGGCGGCACATACGTAGCCTACCTATTCGCCCATGACGCAGGCGGCTTTGGCCTGACGGGTACGGACAATATAATTTCGTGTGGGTCGGCAACTCCAAACCTTGCAACATTTGAAGCAACAATCAATCTTGGGTGGGAGCCTCAGTGGGTATTAACTAAATCTACTGCCGCAGTAGGAAGTTGGCTGCTTACGGATAATATGCGTGGAATGACTGTGCTTGGAAGTGAAGATTCAATTCTTCGGCCAAATTTATCAGACGCTGAAAATACATCAAATGTTATAGGTATTACATCTACTGGATTTATTACTCAAAGCTACGGCACTGACTTTATCTACATTGCCATCCGCCGTGGCCCAATGGAAATTCCTACAGTGGGCACGACTGTGTTTTCTCCTACTGCCGTCACAAATTCGCAAGGTGTAGAAAACACTACAGGATTCCCTCTGGATATGCAGATTGCAAACATCCGCAGCGGGTTTGCTAATAACGGGGTTGTTCCCTCAAGATTGACAGGTGTTAGTTCAAACACAACTTCAAGTGGTTCTTATTTAAGAACGTCATCAACCAATGCCGAAACAACAGGCAGCAACATTACCCAATATTGGGGGAACACTGGATTTCAAACAGCTTCCAATTGGGCTGGCTCTGGTATGTCTTACTGGAACTTCCAACGCGCCCCCAGCTTCTTTGATGAGGTTTGCTGGACAGGTGATGCAACTAACCCACGTTCAATTAGCCACAACCTGATAGTTGCCCCAACGCTAATAATTACTAAGAAGCGCAATAGCACTAGCAATTGGATTACTGGGTACGACTTTGCAGCCACAACATACAAGTATTTCAATTTAAATGACACTGCTGCTGCTACTTCAGATACATACGCAAGCAGCCCCGTGTATGGCGGCAATCCAACTTCCTCTGTGTTTATTGTTGGCAACCAAGGAAACATGAACCAGTCTGGTGATACGTATGTTTCGTACCTGTTTGCCTCTTGCCTTGGCGTGTCCAAAGTTGGCTCATACACAGGCACAGCTACAACTCAGCAAATTAACTGCAACTTTAATACTGGCGCAAGATTTGTTCTTATCAAACGCACAGACTCAACTGGTGATTGGTACGTCTGGGATTCTGCCCGTGGCATTGTGGCTGGTAATGACCCGTATTTGCTCTTGAACAGCAATGCTGCCGAAGTAACATCAACTAATTACGTCGACGCTTACGCCGCAGGTTTTGAATTGACAAGCACCGCCCCTGCGGCCATCAACGCCAACGGCGGAACGTACATTTTCTTGGCCATAGCGTAAACACATTATGCAAATCAGAATCAAAGAAACAGGTGCGGTTGTGTTGCAAAGAGATTTGCGCGACCTGTACCCCAACACCAGCGGGCCACTAGATAATTTATACGATGTGGTTTTTGAAGGCCCGCAAGCGCAGGCAACCCGCTACCAACACGCGTACCGCGACGGCGTTGAGCAGATTGAGGGTAAATGGTATACCAAGTACAGCGTGGTTGAAATGGGCAACGAGTCTAAAGCAGCTGTTGACGCCGCACACACGCAAGCTATGCGTGACAACCGCAACCGAGCGTTGTCAGCATCAGACTGGACACAACTTGCAGACGCGCCAGTTGACAAAGTAGCTTGGGCAACTTATCGTCAGAGTTTGCGTGACATTACATTGCAAACTGGCTTTCCTTGGACTATTGACTGGCCTGTGGCCCCTTAACTATGACCGCAACACTTAGCCCCTCACCAAAAATGCAGTTTTTTACTGCGGCGGGAGTACCTCTTGTCGGCGGCAAACTGTTTACGTATGCCAGCGGAACCTCAACGCCTTTGGCCACCTACACCGACAGCACGGCAAACTTTACCAACGCAAACCCTGTAATTTTGGATTCGCGGGGCGAAGCAAACGTGTGGTTTGGCCCTTCTCAATATTCATTGACGCTTAAAGATTCAAGCGACAATTTGATTTGGACTGCTAACGGAATCAACAACGCTCAAAGCGCTCAAAACCCAGTTATTGTTGCAACCGCAACTCAAACGGTGTTTACCGTGCCTGAATACGGGCTTGGTGGATTTTTAATGGTAATTGTTGATGGACTAGTCAAAGAGTTCAACCTAGACTATACTGAAACCAGCACAACAAGTATTACGTTTGCTACTGGCCTTACCGCTGGTCAACGTGTGCTTACGCGAATGCTTTAAACCTTACCGGTGAGGTTCACCGGGAACTCTAAAGAGTTAAAGAATGACTGAAGAAGTCCAAAACCTAGCGGAAGTTGACTCCGCGCCAGCGCAAAGTGTGACGGCCACACCTGACACTGCTGTACCTTCGCCGGAAGTAGCTGAGAACCAGCCCGATCAATCTGCGTTAAAAACATTTACGCAAGACGAACTCGATGCTGCTATTGGCAAGCGCCTCGCAAGAGAACAACGCAAATGGGAACGTGAACAAGCCGCACGGCAAGCCGTGCCAGTTGCTCCAACAACAGTCCCGTCGATTGACAATTTTGAAAGCCCTGATGCCTATGCGGAAGCACTGGCATTTAAAAAAGCCGAAGAATTGTTAGCTCAACGGGATCGTCAAAAAGAGCAAGCTGTAATTGTAGAAGCCTACAGCGAACGTGAAGAAAAAGCACGGGACAAATACGACGATTTTGAAGACGTTGTGTACAACCCCAAGCTGCGAATTACAGACGTAATGGCGGAGACAATTCAGTATTCTGATATTGGGCCTGATCTAGCTTATTGGCTAGGGACGAACCCAAAAGAGGCTGATCGCATCGCCCGTTTGCCGCCTTTGATGCAGGCACGCGAAATCGGAAAGATTGAAGTCAAATTGGCTGATAATCCTCCGGTGAAGAAAACAACATCTGCGCCAACGCCAATTAGTCCGGTGACTGCGCGGTCTTCGGGAAGCCCGAGCCATGATACGACTGACCCTCGGTCAATCAAAACCATGTCTACCTCGGAATGGATCGAAGCCGAACGCAATCGCCAGATTCGCAAAGCAGAAGCGCAGCGACTTCGCTAAATTTTTTTGAAAGGACTTTAAATGTCTAATAGTATTCTGACGATTGACATGATCACACGCAAAGCGTTGGAGATCTTGGAAAACAACCTCGTTTTGACACGCAACGTGAACCGCCAGTATGACGATTCTTTTGCTGTTGAAGGTGCCAAAATTGGCTCTACATTGCGCATTCGTTTGCCCGACCGCGCTTTGGTTACTGACGGCGCCGCCCTGCAAGTTCAGGACGACAACGAACAGTTCACCACTTTGACTGTGGCAAACCAAAAGCACATTGGTGTTAACTTCACATCCGCTGAATTGACCATGCAGTTGGACGACTTTGCAGAACGTGTCCTAAAGCCACGTATCAGCCAGTTGGCCTCTAGCATTGACGCTGACGTTGCCAATGCGTACAAAACCATTGGTAACACCGTTGGTACACCTGGCACTACGCCTTCAACTTCTTTGGTGCTGTTGCAAGCCCAGCAAAAGTTGAACGAAAACGCTGCCAGCATGTCTCCACGTTATGCCACCGTCAACCCAGCCGCTAACGCTGGTTTGGTTGAAGGCATGAAGGGTTTGTTTAATCCTACAGACACTATCAGCAAGCAGTTTAAAAACGGCATGATGGGCACTGGCGTGTTGGGCTTTGAAGAAGTCAACATGTCTCAGTCTATCAAGCAACACACAACTGGCTCACGTAGCGCTAGCGCTTCTACACTGGTTAAGACCCCTGGCGTGACTGCCGAAGGTTCATCAACCATTCTGTTGGAGCAAGGTTCTGTGTCAACAACAATCAATGCTGGTGACGTGTTCACTGTCAGCGGTTGCAATGCTGTTAACCCACAGACTCGTGAATCTACAGGCTCTTTGTTCCAATTTGTGGCTTTGACTACCGTTACGGCCTCATCTGGTACTTGGACTGTAACTGTTGCTCCTATGTACTCCGCCGCACATGCGTTGGCTACTGTGGACGTGTTGCCTGCAACTGGCGGTACTGTGACCTTTGTGGGCGCTGCTTCTACTCAGTACGCTCAAAACTTGATCTATCACAAGGATGCCATCACGTTTGCAACTGCTGACTTGTTGTTGCCCCAAGGTGTTGACATGGCTGCCCGCGCTGTTCACAACGGTATTAGTTTGCGTGTGGTTCGCCAGTACGATATTAACAATGACCGGATGCCTTGCCGTATTGACGTTTTGTACGGTTTCAGCACAATCCGCCCACAAATGGCTTGCCGCATGTGGGGCTAATCTGAACGGGGCTTCGGCCCCTTTCGTCTTAACATCTTTTTAAGGAAATTATCATGGCTTTACCTAATGGCGCAAGCGGTTACCAAGTTGGTGACGGCAATCTCGGCGAAATCAGTTTTTCTAACACTAGTGCACCTGTCGCGTTAACTGGCGCGGCTGTTACTATCACCGCAGAAAATTTAGCTGCTGGTGTGTGTACCATGGACTCAGGCGGCACAGACGCGGGAGCCTATGTGTTCCCAACAGGCGCATTGCTTGACGCTGCATTTACTAGCCTTAAAGTTGGCTCAACATTTGACTGCTCATTTATCAATATTGGTGACAATGCAGCAAATGATGTAGTTTTTACCGCTGGCACGGGTAACACCCTTGTTGGTAACGACACGGTGCAAGATTCGCTGACTAAAACCAGCAACACATCTGGCACGTTTCGTTTCCGCAAAACAGGTGATGCAGCGTACTCAATCTATCGCGTGGCTTAAAAACTTAAGTGGGGGCTTTGGCCCTCATTTTTAAAGGAAACATCATGCCATCAAATACAAAAGCTACTGGCGTCGCGTTTAGCGACCCTGAATTTGAAAGCGTAACCGTAACCGGCGCGTCAGCGTTGCAAACAGTGACCGCTACAACCATAACCGCTACGACCGTAACCGGCACGTCAACCGGCGCTATTCGCCTTCCTGTTGCTGCTGTTGCGGCGGCGGGCAGTACTCAAGGCAATGCTGCTGCACTAGCTGAGGGTATCAATGTCGTTTCGGCGGCAGATGGTACTAAAGGCGTAATTTTGCCTACAGCGGTAGCTGGTATGGTAATTATTGTTAAAAACACCGCTGCTGGCGCGTTGAATATTTA